TGACACTAGAGATCGAGACCACTAGAGGTCTTGCTGCTCAGATATTGCGTCATAGATCATTCACTTTTCAAGAATTTTCTCAGCGTTATGCTGATACTTCTCTAGTGACAAAGGGTAATATACCTTTGCCAGAACTAAGAAGGCAGGATAAAAAGAATCGTCAAAATTCTACAGATGATCTTGATCCAGATAAGGTAAAAATGTTGGAGAAAGAAATTAGACAACATTTTACTGATGCCCAAGATCTCTATCGTTATATGATAGATATGGGTGTTGCTAAAGAATGTGCAAGATTTGTATTACCACTTGCTGTACCTACTAGATTGTATATGAGTGGTAGTGTAAGGTCTTGGATACATTATATTGATCTTAGATCTGCTCATGGTACTCAGAAGGAACATAAAGATATTGCAGAACAGTGTAGAGATATATTTAAGGTGCAATTACCGACTGTATCTAAGGCTCTTAGTTGGGTCTAAATAACTATCCCATGTAAAGTTTTATGGCTACCTATCCTGTTATTAACAAAGAAACTGGCGAACAGAAAGAAGTTGCAATGAGCATCACAGAGTGGTCTAAGTGGTGCGATGACAATCCTGATTGGCAAAGAGACTGGTCTGACCCATCAACAATGCCTGGTGTAGGGGAGGTTGGTGAGTGGAAAGATAAACTTAGAAAGACCAAACCTGGTTGGAATGAGGTCTTAGGAAGAGCTCAGAAAACTGGTCAAAATCGCCAAAAACTTACTTTAGACTGATATGCCACGCAAAAGAAAAAATTCTTCAACAGTTGCTGGAATTGGCATGACTGCCAAACAGATGAAAAGAAAGAAACCTATTGGTAGTACTTTCTTAAATGACATTCAACCTCTAACGGAGAATCAAATAAAGTTTTTTAATGATTATAAGGAAGAAAAAAATCTCTTTGCTTATGGTTGTGCTGGTACTGGTAAGACCTTTATAGCGATCTACAATGCTCTTAAACAAGTATTGGATGATACGACACCATATGAAAAGATTTACATCGTCAGGTCTCTTGTGGCGACTAGAGAGATAGGTTTCTTACCTGGTGATCATGAAGATAAAGCTTTCTTATATCAGATACCATATAAGAATATGGTGAAATACATGTTTGAGATGAATAGTGATGCAGACTTTGAGATGTTATATGCTAACCTCAAGGCACAGGAGACTATTTCCTTTTGGAGTACTTCTTTCATAAGGGGAACTACACTTGATAATGCCATTGTAATAGTGGATGAATGCCAAAACTTGAATTTTCATGAATTAGATAGTATAATAACAAGAGTTGGAGAAGATACTAAAATCATGTTCTGTGGTGATGCTACTCAAAGTGACCTCACCAGAGATAAAGAACGAAATGGTATCATTGACTTTATGAGAATCCTACAACAGATGGAATCATTTTCATGTATCGAATTCGGTCTTGAGGATATCGTTCGTTCAGGTCTTTGTAAAGAGTATCTAACTACCAAACACGCAATGTCTATGTAATGTTTAATCATGTTCCTGCAATTCTCTCTCCATTAGAGAGAGAAACTATTGATGGTGTAAGATACTATAAAATCCCTAATGGGGAAGATTTAATAAAGTTAGTATCAATTACTTCAGTAACTTCTTTTTATAGTAGAGAAAAATTTGCCAAATGGCGAAAAAAGGTTGGAGAGAAAAAAGCTAACGAGATTACTCGTAAAGCAACTACTCGTGGAACTGACATGCATAGCATGACAGAGCATTACCTATTAAATGAAAATCTTCCTAAGGTTGCACCTATGGGAGATATGTTATTTAAGATTGCTAAACCAACTCTTAATAAAATTGATAACATACATGCTTTAGAAGGATCTCTTTACAGTAAAGAGTTAGGTGTTGCTGGCACTGTAGACTGTATTGGAGAGTATGAAGGTGAATTGGCAGTTATTGACTTTAAGACTTCTAAAGCACCTAAACCACGAGAGTGGATTGATGGATACTTTGTACAAGCAGCAGCATATGCTTGTATGTACTACGAATTAACAGGCACACCAGTTAAAAAACTTGTTATTATTATGGCATGTGAAGATGGTGAGTGTGTTGTTTACGAGGAGTATGATAAAATGAAATATATGAGACTTCTTGTAACTTACATAGAAAACTTTTTAACCCACCAACTTCAATTACATGGAAAATGAATTCACAACAGCGTTAAGTAAAAAATTTATGAATTCCGCAAAATTTGCGGTAGAAATAGAAAAAATTGTAAAAAAAGAAAAACTCAATTATATTGATGCTATTGTTCTTTTTTGCGAAGCTAATAACATCGAAATTGATTCAATTACTAAGTTAATTTCTAAACCATTAAAAGAAAAACTTAAGTGTAATGCACAGGATTTGAACTTTATGAAAAAGACCACTCGTGCTAAACTACCCTTATAAATACTAGAGTCTAGGAGTTTTTTATGTCAGATTTTTTTGAATCAGATTTCGTCCAAGACGAAATGGAAACTATCAATGAAATGCAAGAGGAGATCTATAGCAAAGTCTTTGAATTCCCAAAGCTTCCTATAGATCAACAACTTGAACATTTGGATTTGTTAGATGATTTGCTTGAAAAACAGCAGATCCTTTATACTCGTATGAAATTATCTGACGATCCTCGTGCTACGGAGATGGCTGACAATGTTCGGAAATCTGCCATAGTAATGGGATTCCCTAAAGATGTTGATTGCAATGTTTTGTTTTCTAACATGAGGGGAACTCTGGAAAAAATCCGTAAAGGAATTGACAAAGGAGCATGACTGCTCTATAATATAGTCACACAAGCCAAATCTAATCACACAGGCCAAATCTATGTCTTTCGCATCGCTTAAAAAGCAATCATCTCTCGGTAGTCTTACTGCCAAACTTGTTAAAGAGGTTGAAAAAACTAATTCAACAAACAAAGGAGATGAGCGACTCTGGAAACCAGAAGTCGATAAAGCAGGTAACGGATATGCCGTTATCCGATTTCTTCCAGCACCTGACGGAGAAGATCTCCCTTGGGTAAAACTATACTCCCATGCCTTCCAAGGACCAGGTGGGTGGTATATTGAGAATTCACTTACTACAGTGAATGGTAAAGATCCTTGTTCAGAATTTAATACTCAACTATGGAATAGTGGAGTAGAATCTGATAAGCAAATTGCTCGTAATCAAAAGCGTAAGCTTTCTTACTTTGCCAACATTTATGTTGTAAAGGATCCTGCTAATCCTTCTAATGAAGGTCAAGTATTCTTATACAAATTTGGTAAGAAGATCTTTGATAAGATTATGGGTGCAATGCAACCAGAATTTGAGGATGAAACACCTCTTAATCCATTTGATTTCTGGGCAGGAGCAGACTTTAAGGTTAAGATTAAGAAAGTAGCAGGTTTCTGGAACTATGATAGTTCTGAGTTTGCTGCTCCTAACCCACTCCTTAAAGATGATGATGCTTTAGAAGCATTATGGAAGAAAGAGTATTCATTGCAGGAATTAATTTCTGCTGATAAGTTTAAAACTTATGATGAACTTAAAAAGCGTCTTGACTCCGTTCTTAAACTTGCACAGGCAGCACCTGCTCGTCAAGTAGTTGAAGAAGAGGACATTGAGCGTGAACCAGTTGTAGCATCAGTACCTGAAGGTAATGATGACGCATTATCTTATTTTCAGCAATTAGCTGAAGAGTAATATTAATGAATATTATTGGTTTATATGGAGCTTTTGATTGGGATGCCAATGAAAAGATCACAACAGCAGATACACCTTGGGTTCATGACTCAGGGTGTACTCTTTTTATGGATGGTAAACATATATGCAGTCTTAATGAAGAGAGATATACTAAAGAAAAGTATGATGGCAATTTTCCTTTTTATTCATTAGATATAGTTCTTAAAGAAGGAAATATTACTAGAGATGATGTAGATGCTGTGTATATTGCACCAGTACATCATTTTATTGCTTTAAAACAAATTTATAGTGGAGAAGCAGAAAATTTAATTAAATCATATCTTCCTAGGGCAGAAATTAATTATATTGGTCATCATCTTTGTCATGCTGCTTCTACTGTATTTACTTCTCCTTTTAATGAGGGTAGTTTTTTAACATTTGATGGTGGTGGGTCTGCCATTCATGATGAATTTCGTGAATGTATTGATTATATTGAAAATAATTCAATAGGATATTTTAATAAAGAAAGGGGAATTTTTAAATTCCATAATATGCATGAAAATCTTTATAATAGCTTCGGTCAATTATATCAATCTGCATCTAGAATGATATATGAACAAAAAATTGGTAAAAGTATAGTAAAAAATTGGGGTGATGTTGATGCTTCTACTGGTAAGGTAATGGGATTATCTGCTTATGGGTCTCATACTGTAGACGAAAAGGGATATCTTGTAAGTGATCATACAATTCCTCATATCACATTTGCTGCATTTTCGGATAAATCAAAATATAGTTTAAAAAATTGGAATAACATATTTACTCCAGAAGATGCAGCTTTCTATCTTCAAGAAACTTTTGAAAATGGAATGCTTAATTTTATAAGATCATTGAGAAAGAGGCATTTGGATGATAATCTTTGTCTTGCTGGTGGTTGTTTTCTGAATGTTGTAACAAATACTTTAATTAAAAAAAGTGGTTTATTTGATAATATTCATATACCACCTTTTGTAAATGATTCTGGTGTTCATTTTGGTGCAGCTATTTGGGGATGTTTTGATAATAATGAAACTATTTCTGTACCAGACAATCTTGCTTTACTTGGTCCCACATATCAATCTGATGAAGTTTTGCAATATCTTAAACTATATGATCTTAATTATGAAGAATATACATCTCAAAAAGTTGCTAATTTAATTAGTAATGGATCTATCGTAGCTTGGTTTCAAGGTAGATCAGAACATGGTCCTAGAGCACTAGGATCTAGGTCTATATTCATGAGTCCTACTAAAGCAGAGAATAAGGATATAATGAATAAGAGAGTTAAGCACAGAGAATATTGGAGACCTTTTGCTGGTATTGTATTAGAGGAAAAAGTTTCTGATTATTTTGTAGAGGGATTTATTAGTCCATATATGCTCTACACTCAAACATCAAAAACTGATGAATTACCTGCTATTAGTCATGTTGATAATACATGTAGGATTCAAACTGTTAATAAAAACCAAAATCCAAAAGTTTATGAGTTACTGACTAAACTGGATCCACCTGTTGTATTAAATACTTCATTTAATGATAATGGAAAACCAATTATTGAAAATCCATACCAAGCAGTGCAAGCATTTGTGGCGATGGATATTGATATTTTGGTAATTGGTGATTATATTGTTCATAAATAACTAAAACATATTATCGTAACAATGCCGTTTTCAGGAACCCATTATACTGCTACTTATGATATAACAGGAGCAGAAGGAAGCAAAACTGATGTTTATGCTACCAATGTAGATCAAGCTAAAGCAAAAGTATTAAAAGCAGAACCAACTGCTATCAATATTGTAGTAACTGCAGCACCTACATCATAATGTCACGCAATAAAGTTATCGCATATTCTGATGCTAACGGTAACTGTAGAGTAGTAATTCCTACAATGGATTGTGCTCTATCGGATGAAGCTGTCATAGCAAAGGATATTCCAACCTCAGATTATTCTGTGATTGATCCTGCCGATCTACCTTCTAAGGATTTTAGATCTGCATGGACATATAATCATGGAAGTAAGACTGTTACAGCTAATCTTACTAAAGCAAAAACACTTACCACTGAGACATTAGAAACAAAATATCTTGCAATTAAGAAGGAAAATGCAGATATACAAGCAATAGCAGATATGAAGGGAGAATCTGCATCTCTTAAATCAAATCCCTCAGTACCATATACAACAATTAATAACGCTACTACCATATCTGAATTAGAAGCATTGATTTAATGGTTGAATTTAAAGAGCATACTGCTCAACATGATGAGTATAACTATTCTCGTGAAGATCCTTTTTATATTGTTGCTTTGAGTAAGGATGCAATTGAAGGGTTGGATGAGTACTGTAAAAATATACCAGAAGATTCGTGGTTAACATGTAAGCAAGACCATTATGATCAAAAAACTGGGAAAGTAGCAGAAAAAGATTTTAGAGTTTGTGATATACATGTTCCTTTAAGAAATAGTTTCCCACATATGGTGGGAATAAACATGTTTAATTTTATCAATAATAAAAATTATCAAATGGATATTAATACCTTTGAATTTCAAATTCTCAGGTATAATGAAGGTGGACAGTTCTCATGGCATTGTGACTATGGTATTGCACCACAGAAAGATGTATGGAGGAAATTGAGTACAAGTATTCAACTCTCAAGTCCTGAAGATTATGAGGGTGGGGAGTTAATTCTTGTAGATTATCTTAACCAGTATTGTGAAATACCTAAAAGCAAAGGTGCTGCAGTTGTTTTTGATGCTAGGTGTCCACATAAAGCATCTCCTATCACTAAAGGGCAAAGATTAGTGTTGGTAGGATGGGCTAATGGACCTAAACTTAGGTAGGATTATGTGCGTTTTTTAAGAATCGAGATTCAAACTGAGATGATTTGGTATATTCTAAAGCTTCCTTCATATCCATTAAGAACATTGTTAGATATTCTTTTCTCATAATTTTAATATTTCTTTTCTTTTCATTATTTCTAGTCTCTGCTAGATAATTTGATATACCTATTACAGGGTTGAGTGTAATATTATGAGTATCTGGATCTGGAATTGTAAAATTAGAATCTACAACCTTACCTGCTGGTAAAATCAATCTATCCTGTTCATCTTTTACTTGAGTTGTTTCATAAAATGCAGTTGCATTTAAGTCAGTACCATATTTATTTTCACAGTAATCGTATAATACATTATTAGACATTGGCCATTCATCTCTAACATTAATTGTATTTGAAACAGTTAATACAATCCAATCATATTCTGAGTTGCCATATAGTTGTTCTGCAACTGTATCTGGTCTAACACCGTCTTCAATAAAGTATGATTGTAAAAATGTAATTTCTTTTTTTACATCATCTCTAATTTTTGCTCTTAAAAATAAGTTTTTTGCATATACATAATTTTCTCTATCTACTGATGAAGATAGAGTATTCTTATACCCAATATTAGGTATATTTCTAAAATAGTGTTTTGACATTAGTAACCAACTCCACTTGTAATTTCTTTTTGATCTTCTGCGTAAATTGGATTTAATTCAGTAAATGATAAATCTATTTTCATATGAACTGGAGTCCCTTCACGATAAGTTGCATATGTTCCACTTCCTGTATAGTTCATTGCTATGTTTTGTAAGGCACATGTTTTAAATCGATTGAGAAATGGATGTGGTTTACCACCTTTCATATACTTTATTCTGTATACATCAGGAGCGTTCAAAAATCCTAAGTTATCTTTATCCATTTTTGCTGCACTTGTCATCTTTAAAACTTTAATTATTTTTTCTACCATTATAGATTCACTTTTACTTCTAGGAACTAAGTCCCATGCGAAGTTGAAAGATCTTACTTTAACACCACTAAAAACCATTTCAAGGTTTTGGTTAATTATTTGTCCACTAGCCCTTGAAAGTAATCCACCTACGGTGACATTTGCACCTAAAGCATTAGCAGCAGCGGCTGCTGCAACAATTTTTCCATAATTTAATACTTGAGTACCTCTTGCAGCTGCCTCTTTAGTCCCAGCTCCTGCAAATGTTTCTGGAATTGTTTTTAATAAATCCATTCCAGTCTCTGCATTCATTGCTTCTCCAATTCGACTAAGACCAAAAGCAGCAAAATCGTTTAATTTACTTTCTCCCCATGTTACTCCATTATTATCTTTTATATTTTGTGGTATTGGTAATATCATTACATGAGAAGTAGGCAAATCTCCATACTTATCAGCAGCAGTTGCTGCACTACCAGTTCCTATATCACCTTTATAAAGTCCTTTAATACCACCACTTTTTTTAATAGCTTTATTTGGATCGGCAAATGGACCTGCAAAGGTTTCTTGAATACCAGATATAGCATTAAAACCACCACTTGTTTTTTTCTGTTTTAAAACTTCAATTTGAAAATAGTCAGTGGATTGATCAATCATATCCTCTGGATATCTTAATATTTTATCTCCAAATTGTGTATTTGCCACTATTTTACACTGTTTTTATATATTTAGCTTGAATTTGGCATATCCCAGTGATCTAGCATGTTCCAATTCAATTACTTCTAGTTCATGAAATTCTCCAACAACTTCTGCCCATGTATAATTTCTCATTTTACCCCAATGATAATTAAATCCTCTAAAACCCCATTGTTTTAATTCCATACATGCTATCAAAGGAAATTCATCATATTCTATATTAGGAGTCTTTGGTAGATATACAAAGGTATAGAAACCACCTTCTTCAGGAAGAATAGTTTTACTATCCTGTAAAGCATCTAAAATTTCCAGCATAGTATCTTCAGGATCTTCTGTCCCTACAAAATCATCTATAATGGGTTGAAGTCTACTTGACACCTAAGTTATCCTCCGTTAGTACTTTAAATTCCATTCTTCTATCAGCACACCAGTCTTTTGCTGCATCCCATTTTGCTTGGTTCTTAGCATATTCCATCACTTCTCTTACATACTTTCTACTTTTAGTCTTCTGAATTTTTGGTTCAGTGCATTGTCTTTTAGGTTTAATTTCAATAATATACTTCTTAGGTGCTCCTGAAAGGTCTTTTACTTTTATATAAAAGTCGGGAAAATATCTATGTAATCTATTGTCAAGTGGTGATCTATATGGTATTATTACTTCCTCACTTCCCCATTCTATGATGTTATCATTCTTATCACAATAACGCATAAAAATTTTTTCCCAAGAACTACGATAAATAATATTACGATAGTCCCCTCTATACTTTGTTATATTAGAAGGTCTGTATCTTCCTGAACGAGCCATATGTCGTAAAGATCCCTAAAGGTATTTATTGTGCCAGTCTACCCAAGAGTAAAGAAAACAGAACAGATTCGTAGTCTATTTCAAAAAGTTGCTACTACAAACCATTATGAAGTTTTCTTCAGTGGTTTTGCTGCTATGCAAGAACTTAGAGGATATATTAATTCCAGACAACCTAGAGTTAGTAATTTCTTTATTAGTAGAGACCTTGGTTTATTGTGTAATAGTGCTGAGTTACCAGCAACTTCAATGGCTACAGCACAGGTTGAAGGTAATAGAATGGGTATAGTGGAAAAGTTTGCTCACTCAAGGGTTTATACAGATTCTTCTTTTACTTTCTATGTTGATAGTGATTATAGAGCATTACAATTCTTTGAACTGTGGCATGAGTTTATAGCTTCTGGATCACATTATGGCACATCAAATGATAGTGCAGATACATCTCATATTGCATACTATCATCGTATGCAGTGGCCAAAAGAATATAAAGTAGATACTATAAGAATACAAAAATTTAATAAAGACCATTTTAGAAGTGTTGAATATACTTTTTTAAATGCGTTTCCTGTTGCTATATCAGCAATGCCTGTTTCTTATGATGGTAACCAAGTATTAGAAGTTCAAGTAACATTTACTTATGATAGATACTTCTTTGGTCCTATCAATTCCCTTGATAAGAGAAGTTTTTATCCTAATGGTGGTGTACCAACACCGTCTAGTGTTGGAAACTCGTTGGAAAAAACAAATGATTCTACCTCTCAAATTTATGAATCAGAAGTTGAAGATCAAGAATGGGGTCCAGATGGTCAACCAACTACTACTGAACAAATGAATTTGTACAAAGCATCATTGTCTTCTGACAATGAATAAAATATATGTTATAATATAAACAGTAGTAATTTGTATATGGGACTCGCAAAAGATCTGAAAGAGGGAACTAAACAATCTCATTCAGCAGCAGAGAACACAAAATTTGTTTCGTCATTTCTCCGTGGTGTAGTAAGTGAAGAAAATTATAGACAACTTATTAGTAATTTTTATTTTGTATACCATGAGATAGAAAAGGAAATTAGAAGATTAAAAGATAATCCTTTAGTTTCACCTTTAAATATTCCAGAACTTTATCGTGTTGATGCACTAGCAAAGGACTGTGAATATTTTTATGGTTATAACTGGAAAGATAATATCTACCCTACACAAGCATGTAAACAATATGTTGCTCGTATTGGAGAGGTTGCTCATGAGGATCCAGAACTTCTAATAGGACATCATTATACAAGATATCTTGGAGATCTATCTGGTGGTCAGATTCTTAAGAACATTGCAGAGAAAGCTCTCAACCTACAAGACCGTGGACTAGAGTTCTATAATTTCCCAGAAATTGATAATAAGAAAGATTTTAAAAATAATTATCGTGCCACACTAAATAAGTTGCCTGTAACGCAATCGCAGGTATCTGCTATCGTTACTGAAGCAAACTATGCGTTTCGTTTGAATATGTTTATGTTTGATGAACTGCAAGGCAACGCATTTAAGTCTACATTGGCTTACATATGTGCCACAATTAAAGGAAAAACTGATGCCACTACCTAAGATTAATGCACCAACCTATGAGTTGGTGATTCCTTCCTCTAAGAAAAAAATTAAATATAGACCTTTCTTAGTTAAAGAAGAAAAAATTCTAGTCATTGCTATGGAAAGTAATGATATTCAAGATATTGCTAGAGCAGTTAAACAGGTATTAACTAATTGTATATTGTCTAGAGGTATTAAAATTGATAAACTATCTACATTTGATATAGAATATCTATTTTTAAATGTTAGAGGTAAGTCAGTTGGTGAATCTGTAGAAGTAATGATCACTTGCCCCGATGACGGAGAGACACAAGTTCCAATTACTGTAGATTTAGATGCTATTCAAGTTACTTTTGATCCTGCCCATAACAAAGATATTACACTTGACGATACATTGACTATGAGGATGAAGTATCCTTCATTGGATCAATTTATTAAAGAAAATTTTGCAGTTGATGGTGTTGGATTTGAACAATCTATAGACATGATTGCTGGTTGTGTTGAAATGATTTTTAATAAAGAAGAGACTTGGAGTGAAGCAGATTTCACTAAAAAAGAAATGATTGCATTCTTAGAGGGTTTAGGTTCTAAACAGTTTAAAGAATTAGAGCAGTTCTTTACTACAATGCCAAAACTTACTCATGAATTGAAGATAACAAATCCCAAGACCAAAGTAGAAAATAGTATTAAGTTGGAGGGTTTAGCAGCTTTTTTCAACTAGCGATGTTGCATGAAGATCTTGTATCTTATTACAGGATCAACTTCGCTCTCATGCAGCATCATAAATATAGTTTGAGTGATATTGAAAATATGATTCCGTGGGAACGGGAAATATACATTAGTTTATTAAAAAATCACATTGAAGAGGAGAATCTTAAGGCACAACAGAAACAATAAATGGATTTACCCAAACCGCCAGGAGAAAAAGAATCCGGAGCAAAACCATTTGCCTCTCATGAGACAATGGGTAAATCGTTTGGCTTACAAAGAAAAACTCTTGCAAGAGTTATTGGATTAGAAAAAAGAGTAGATGCTATAGAATCTGGTGGTGGTATAAGTATAGAAAAATTTACTGAGATTAATCAAAGTATTGTTACAGTAAACAATAATTTAAAAGCAATTGGTGATGCTTTGACTGCAGAGTTAGTTGCTGACAAAGAAGCGGCTAGAGATGATAAAATAGATAGTAAAAGAGAAATTGACAAACTTAAAAAAAGCAAGGCTGAAAAATTTCTTGAGTTAAAAAATGAAAAAGAACTTGTAAAACCAGCAGATAAAGCAGTAGCAAAAAGTAAAAATATTTTCCAAAGATTATTTGATGCTTTTAGTGCTATTTTTGGTGGTTTTATATTGGATAAAGGTGCAAAGATGCTAGAAGCATGGAAAGATGGTGATATGGAAAAATTTAATAAAATGAAGAATACGATTATAAAATCATTAGTAGTTGCTGGTAGTATATTTGCTGCTGTTAATCTTGTTGGTATTATTGGTTCTTTAAAATTACTTATTGCTGGATTAAAGGTAGGAATACCAGGAGTTCTTGCACTTCTTGCAAACCCTTGGACTTGGGTTGTATTGGGTGTAGGGGTAGGAATGTATTTTGGATTTAAAACATTAAAAAAAGCAATTACTGGTGGTGGTGAATTTGAAAACTTTGATTCAAACCTAAGAGAAGGAACTGAAGCAGCAGGATTGGATGTTAAAAATATGGGAACTGGTGCATTATTCCTTGATCCCGAAACTAAGAAACCTATCCGTGTAAAAATGTGGGAAGGTGATACTGGTGCAAATGGTGATGATAAGTATGGAAGTTTGATGGGAAGACCTATTAATCTTGCTGCTGGTGATACAGGTAAAAATATGAGTGCTGAGATTAACATAATAAATCCAGGACATAGAAAATGGATAATTGATAATTATGGCGAAGCTGCATTAGCTAATGCTGATAAAAGATATCAGAATTATATAAATTCAATGCACTTGAAAGAAACTATGGTCAAGAATATGCAACAAGAATTTAAAGATTCTGAAAGATTGCTTAGACTTGAAAGGTATAAAGAATCAAAAGCATCTGGTATTGATGTAACTGACACTAGTAATCCTGCAGCAAACCAATTTAGGAAAGACACTGCTGCTATGGTTAAAGCAAAACATGTGGAGATTAGAGCAAAGTATGAAAAGAATGTAAGATTACAATTTCCTGAATTATTTGATGATGATATTACTACCATGCCAGCACTTGAAGATAGTCAGAAAAAATTCTTATTTGAAACTAAAGATGATGGATCGGTTGACTTTTTTGAAAATCCTAATTTTGAAGGATATGTTGGCAATAAAAAAAATCAATGGTGGGACTTCATGGATGTTAAGGAAAATCAGAAGAAAGAATTGCCACCATCTTTTGAGAAATTACCAGAAGATAAAACGGTGAGTTTATCATCATCATCAGAAATTAGTCGTGAACTTAATAATGAAAAAATTAGTTCTATATCCTTTGATTCAGATTCTTCACCTAATTTTGAAATTATTCCATTCTCTTCTGGAATGGATCAAAATCTTGCAATGGGAGAAGGTGGATCAATGAATATGGGAGATGCATCTGAATTACCAAATTTATTCACACATAATACCGATAATGATTATAGATTCTTTTATAGTCATATCTATCAGCAGGGGGATACATAATGAAACTGATACCTACTTCTGAAGCTTTTGATATTATTTCTTTTGGTGTCTCTTCTATAAAACAAACATCTGAAGGGATTAGAAATTCGTTTAAAGATAGAATACAACAGAAACAAAAAATACGACAAACTAAAAAAATTCAAACTGCTAGATTACTAAGTGCTAAGAATCAAGCAGATAAAGAAAAAGGACTTGAAGCAACTCCAAAAGAAGGTAAGGTATCAGTCGGGAAAAAGATTGCTTCTACCTCAGGAAATATACTTTCAAGAGTATTGACAGCATCTGCTGCTGTTTTCATTGGGTGGCTTCTTGATAAACTACCTAAGATTTTTGCATGGATTACTGAAGCAACAGCAAAATTGAGAAAAGTTTTTGAAACGGTAAGTGAAGCACTTACTGGAATTATGGGAGTAATGAGTGACATATATGATGGTGCTGAAAATGTAGTTAATCTTTTCAATAAAGAAGATACTCTTCCTAAAGATGCTGAAGAAGTAGCAAAGCAAATGACTGAACTTGAAAATGATTTAGATTCTGCTAGAAAAGGTATGGAATCCAATCTTGAGGAAACTAAGAAAGCAATTGCTTCATTTCAACCTGCTACGGAAGACAATCCACCACTTAAAAAAGCACAAGATATGACTGAAGGTGATCCACCTAAAGAACTTAATATGACTCAATATAATAAGGTTGTAAATCCTGATATTAAGGAAGAAACTGCTAAAGGAATAGGTAAAATTATCCCAGAAGAAAAAGAGGTTGAGAAAAAAACAAAAATTGTAACTACTACTGTTAATGAAGAATCATTTTCTATGATGAAAGATGTGAATAACCCAGAAGAAAAGGAAAGAATTCTAGCTAAAATTGAATATGTTAGAAAAAGGAATGAACTAATAAAAGCTCATGGTTTTGGTTCTGATGAGGTGAAGGCACATAAAGCAGAACGATTAGCATCATTTTCAAACACTTATAAAAATGCTGCAGGTGATGGCAAGGAATCTAGTAAAGTTCTGACTCCTTCTGGTCTAGGATTAGATATGTACAGTAGAAGGATAATTTTAAATCCTGATGCTGCTAGAGGATGGACAAGAATTCTTAAAGCTGCTGCAGAAGATGGTGTAGATCTTACTAAAGCAGTTACATCTTCTTATAGATCACCAGAAAAGCAAAAACAGTTGATTGCTTCTGAGGATGGTGTTAATGTTATCACTCCTGCTCCAGTCGATAAGTCACCTCATGTACAAGGATGGGCAGTTGATTTAGCTGTAGGAACTCCTGAACATGATTGGATGTTGAAAAATGCATCGAAGCATGGATGGAGATGGCAAGGTAGTAATGATCCTGTTCATTTTGATTTTATGGGAGGTAACCCAGATAATAACCATTGGATGCAACCAGGCAAAAATGATTGGATGCAATCCACTATGAATACTGGTGAGAAGTTATCTTCTATTAAAAATTCAAAGAATCCAATTATGGTTCCTATGCCAATAAATAATATGACTAATAATAATACTACTATACCAGCAGGTGAAAATAAAACTTCCTCTCCTTTAATTGTAACTAGTGGTAAATCAATATTATCTTCTTTAAAAACAATTGATTCTGCGTTCACCTAATGTCAGCAATACCAACCCAAGGTTCAACATTTGAAAAAATAGAAATTTATCCTTTAGGTGGTGAAGGAGATCTTAACACAGCCGTTGATATGAGGTTGGGTATTACCTTTTTTCAATATTTTGAAGACTTAATGTCTCCAGTTATTACTGCGACTATGGGAGTTACATCATCTGGAGAGGGAGTTTACAATACTCTCCCAATTAGAGGTGGAGAAGAAGTTAAATTACATTTTACTACCCCAATTGAGCTTCATAGAGAAGAAACTCCTGGTAAACTTGAACTTACAATGTATGTTAATAAAGTTAGTGATTATGCATCAGAAAAACAAAAAGAAACTTTTACATTACATTTAGTATCTAAAGAAGGTATTACTAATTTAAATAAAAGAATTATCAAAAAATATAAGCAAAAAAGAGTTGATGAAGTTATAGCAGATTTTCTTGATATATTAGAATGTGATTATGATAAAGAAGATATTGAAAAATCTTCTACTAAAGTTAATTTTATAGGCAACATGAGAAAACCATTTACTCTTGTTCCTATGTTATCTTCTAGGGCAGTTCCTGTTGGTGCAAATAGTAGCACTGCAGGTTTCTTTTTATGGCAAACAAAAAGTGGTATAAAATTTAAATCTATTGAAACTATTATTAAAAATAAAGAAGTCTCTCATGAGTATT